CTCATCGTGTTCTGTGCTTCCGGCGTGAAGTACCGCTTTCCTTGTCGTCTAGCCCTGGACCATGGCAACGGCAGGCGGTCGACCCGAAACCGGACTGCGCCCACCGTGTCGACATCCCATATTACGACTGCATCCCACATTACCGCCCCCATCGTCGCAGATTTCGCCTGTGTCGCATTTTGTCGAGCGGGATGACTGGACACTCACCCCCGTCGTCCAAATCGCGCCTGGGGGCAATCCAGGCGGCAATCTGAGCAAGGGCCAGGAGTCCCAAGACTGTGGCGATCCCCCCGGCACAGAATCCGATACCTATCAGGGCTAAGGCGTCATCGGTCATTTCTATTCACCTATGCTATCAATTGGTTACACATTCAAACACTTGCCTCATCTTGTTGCGCAAGCATCGGATCATTTTAGGAGTTACCCGCGTGTTTTGCCATTCTGGAATGGATTTTTCGATGATATCAGAACGCACTTCTGGCCACCAATCATCCGGCATCCATGCAGGGCGAAGGGAGTTGATGCGAGCACAAAACTCGTCGTGATCAAGTTCTCCATCCGCCGTGTATTGCATAGGGCCGACATCCCTTGGTATCTCACTTGTCTGTGCTCTGATTAGATCCAGTCGTGCTTTGGCTGGTCCATGCGAAGCCTCCCGTCGTGATGCTTTTAGGCGGTCTGGTGTCCTATTTTCCATGTCGCCGGCAATGCTGCGCATTCTGGCGCGAATGGTATGCCTTCCAGAGTCAGAATGTGGGTCGATATTACCGAACGCAGCCGTACCACCGATCATGAGAAGCGCATCTTGAGATGATACCGATAACGGGCTGCCGTGGCACATGTGTTGCACGATCTGATTTGTCAGTGTTTCTGCAAGAGTATCGTCGGTCACGGAGACGCCCAGAATTTGCTTAAATTCTGCAATGCTTGGATATTGTTTAAATCCGTCGCGTATTTTCACAAATGCACGATTGAACTGGTCGACTGTGCATTGGTACGAAAAAAGATCGTCCTCCCATGATCGAATCGTCTCTGGATCCTTCATTTGCAGCGAATACGAGGGAACGAACGTCGTCAGTTTCAATAAAAGTTTGCGAATATATTGCTTTGTCGCTATCATTTGCTCTGGGGGACATGTCATGTTACCCATCTTGTTCTTTCCTCAAACGTTGATTTCGATATCAGCAACCGATTCCCAGAGTAGCCGCTCTCGGAATCGCTTATCGGTCTTCATTTGCGCGATTACATTGTCTATTATTAACCTCCCATTTTCTGATTTTCGCAACAACCCTTCAGGGGTTTGGGGACTACGAAGCCCCCAGAATTGATCGTGACGTATGAACTCCAGGATGAGCAGGATTGATTGCGCGTTCAGATCCCTGGCTTTCGCCAGTTTGCAGATACCTCGTTCAATGGATGATGTGGACGGTGGAGTCACACCGGTGTCTTCGAGGTATTCGGACCAGTCGTTTACCAAACCATAGTCATCTGACATAAGCGAGACATTGGTATGGACATCGACAACGGCAATAGCATTGGTATTGGCAATGTCTCGTGTTACGTGTCCTTTTTCTCTCTTTTCTTCTTCCGATCTTTCTTCTTCATCTAAAGAGTGATTAGCGATAGGTGCATGTGGTGCACCTAGTTCGTCAGGATAGGTGCATGTGGTGCACCTAGTTTGGATAGGTGCATGTGGTGCACCTATTTCCGGGGACTGTGATGGCCGGTGCCACCGGCTGGGTGGAGTCAGGGCGTAGCATCGTCTTCGCCGGTCTTCGATCCAGTCCGGCAACGGAGCCTCGACAACCATTCCCAGGGAGATGAGATGCTGCCGCGCAGCGATGAGTTGACGCTTTGACATGCCACAATCTGCAGCCATCTTGTCGACGCCCTTGAAACATCGGTTAGATTTGGAGCATAGTCGCGCCATCTCGGCATAGACACGGAACTGATAGGGGTTCAGACCCATGGCAAAGGCATCGAAGTCGAACCACACTGGCGGCTTTCGTTCGTCAATTACCATTATTTCTTCGGAGTTTCCTTGTTGATTTTGGCGGGATCGTGTAATATTGCCCATACGAACCTTTCCTATTCAAGGGTTTCGTCAAAACCGGAGCGCGCCAACGCTGCCGGTTTTCCTATTTTCCAGACTGTCTGAAAACAGGAATTCAAGTTTACATCCTTCTGGCCAGCCGCTCAACGCAGTGCTAGAAAAAAGCACCATGCTGCGATATAAACGAGTGGTTGCGTGATGGGCGAGGGTGGAGCAATGGTTGCACCCCGGCCCGGTTTCCATCACGCGACACCTTTTTCGTTTCGGTCCCTTCGGGGAACCGAGCCTCTGGCACCTCACCAGGGGTCTCTCTTCGACATCCGTGTCCGGCTTCTCGTCAACGGGTCGCACGGATAAAAGCCCCGTATTACAGCAGATACGGGGCACCATTTTTTTTGTAAAATTGTGGTTGAAAAAATAGTAAAACGAAGGTAAAAGGGCATCTCTAAATGGAGGTGTACCGCAATGAAAACAGGCGTGTTTTTTGACGTCCCAATGGACGAGTATCTTGCCGTTGAGGCTTTGTCAGCTTCAGGGGCAGAATGTTTGATATCACACGGGAAATGGGGGTTTTACATGCGAAACCTTCACCCCGATCGCGAACGAAGGCAGACCAACGCGCTTGCCGACGGCGAGCTGTTACACACGTATCTACTCGAACCCGAGCGATTCGGGCGCGAATACATGCGGGGACCGGACGGGCCGGAGGACAAACGGTTGAAGATCTGGAAGGAAGCGATCGCAGAAGCCGAGGCGTCGGGGAGGCAAATCCTGAAACCCTCCCAGTACGAATGGCTGGCCCGGTGCAGAGCGGAGGTGGAAGCCCACCCATTCGCGAAATCTGCCATCCTGAGCGACCAGGGACTCTCGGAGGTCACTGTCTACTGGGAAATGGGCGGCGTCCCGTGTAAGGCCCGATTTGACCGTTTGATGCCGAAGATCGGAATTGATTTAAAAAAGACCAGAGACGCATCGGACGAGGGGTTCATGCGCGAGGCTGAACGCTACCGGTACGACATCAAGGCGTCCTGGTATCTGAGCGCATGCCAGGCAATGCTGGCGCTCGGAGATGACCGATTCCAACAGACGCATTTCGGGTTCGTTGCCGTCGAACAGAACTGGCCCCAGCTTGTGAACGTGTTCGCCTACGAGATCGACGACCTGCGGCGGGCAGACCGGCAGATTGCTGCGGCGGTGGAGCTGTACCGCGACGGTCTGGAGAACGGATGGGGCCGGGATGACCTGCACGTCAAGCGTCTGCACCTTCCGGCATGGGTCAAAAACAGGGAGGACGACGATGATGTCGGAGCGTGAACAGCTTCACGATTTGAAGCGAAGAGCTACTGCGATAGCTGAATTGATTCACTCGTTGAACATAGACATTGCGAAGTTTTCTATTGCCCAGGGCGGTAAAATCGACAATGACAAGGCGTGGTTTCGGTGGTTCTGCCGGGCGTTTGCGAAATCTGGAACAATCAAGACCTGCATGGTAGATTTCAATCTATTTTTGAGAAAGGCAGTTGAGCATTATGACAAACCAACAGATAGTTAAGCGCGACCCACGGGTCGACAGGCTGAACGTACTTGTGGCGAAATCTATGCCCGAGCTGGAGAAGACCATTCCGGCATCGATGCGCAAGCACCTGACCCCCGACCGAATCACCAAAATCATCATCTCGGCAACGCTGCGACAACCGAAACTCCTCGAGTGTGAACCGGCATCCATCCTCAAAGCAGCGATGACTGCAACGAGCCTGGGGCTTGAGTGCGACGGCGTTCTCGGTGGCGCCTACCTCGTGCCTTACGGCCGGGAGGCCCAGTTCATCATCGGCTATCGGGGCTTGATTGAGCTGGCACGGCGCAGCGGGAACCTCACCAGCATCGAGGCCCACGTCGTGCGTAGGGGTGATTCGTTCCGTTGCAAGCTAGGCACTGAGGGTTCAATTGAGCATGAACCTAACTGGGAAGCCGACGAGCTGGGGGAGATGTTCTGTGTGTATGCGGTCGCGAAATTCCGGGACGGTGGTGGGCATCAGTTCGAGGTGATGACTCGCGCCCAGGTCGATGCGATTCGGAAGTCCTCCAAGGCCGGAAACTTCGGGCCATGGAAAGACCATTACGAAGAAATGGCGAGGAAAAGTGTGGTTAGACGTCTATGCAAGTACCTCCCATTATCTGTGGACGTGCGGCAGGCATTGGTTGCAGAGGACGACAGCGCAGAACCGCCTAGGACAAGCACGGTAACCGAGGTAAACGCAATTCTGGGGGAATCTATCGATGCACAGGCATCACAAGGGCACACGGATCTATCTAGAGTCGACCGAGGGATTGAATCCACAGGACTTAGCGCGGTTCTCGACCCTGGAGCCGACGACGGGCCGGTGGTACACGATGGACAGTCGCATCGCCGAGGCGTGGAAACTGGGGATTGAAATCGAGAAAATTGCCCACCCTCCGAAGGGGGTGGGCGAAAATCCAGTTGAAGTATCCAAGGAAGACGAGTATCACGCTTGGCTCGTGCGTTTTCAAGCGGCTGCCCAGGATTTGGTGGCAGACACGGCGGGGAAATCCTATGGATCACAAGTCTATTGTGCCCTGAACGGATTCTGTCAATACCTCAAGGCTCGAGCGCCAGAGGTCATGCTGAAGGAGTTCTCAGAAGCAGTAGATTGGTATTTCTTCGGCGGTGTATATGCAGAGTCCACCGAACGTATGTACCGCCGATGGATTCGCAAAACTATAGACAAAATGGAGGCAAAAAATGAATCGGATAGTGATGCCGGGAATGGTACCCAACTCCGAATTTGAAAGAATCAAGGCGGCAATGACAGAGCTGCGGATCAAGTGGAACGCAAACCGGGTCGAGGGTGCTCGTGTTTGTCAGGTGCCAGAAGGAACTTTTAAGCGATGGATGGGCGGGCAGAACCTCCCAGGTACAGCAAGCGTGAAGAAATTCTGGCGGGCTTGTGAGCTGTCGGGGATTGAGGTGAGTGGGAGGCGGCGGAATGAGTGACTACGTTGAGCAATGTAGCGAGTGATTTTGCGTGAGAGATGTGTGGGAGATGCAGGATCCTCGCCCTGACTATCAGTCATGGGTGTGCCAATATCCGACAGCGCGAGCATTGATTGAGTCAGTTGGTGGGAAGGTGATTGATGGGAAAGCCTGAGACCTACGAGGTCAAAACCGATTGGACACACGACAACTTAATGGTGTGCCAGAGTTGCAAGTTCTTCAATGATTTCTTAGACGAACAGGGGATGGAGAGCTGTTCTCATCCCGATCACTACTGGCAGGGAACCTACGGCGATGGGCCGGAGTGGAACGGTTTCTGTAAGCAGTGGGAGGCTAATTCGTGATAAGGAAGGGAGAATTCAATGGTGAGTGTGCAATTTATGAGATTTCTTGATAGACATATGGATAAGTTTCTTCATTTCATAGCAGGAATTATCGTAGCGAGTATCGCAATCCCTATTGGAATGTTGTTTGGGCTCACAGGAAATAGATTAGCAGGTCTAGCTTTACTATCTTCGATATTGGTGGGCCTTGGAAAGGAGTGGTGGGATAGTCGAGAAGAGGGCACCGGCTTCGATTCTTTCGATTTGATGTCGACGATTTTGGGTGGTTGGGTGATCGCAGGCATCACGTTCTTATATTATTCCTTGAGGTGATTGTGATTAAATCCATGGATGAGGGGTGTGAAGAATGGGTAGAAAACAGATGACATATGTCATCAAAATCCCATACAATGGTGAGCCTCCAGAGGCTTGTTTTATGTGCAATGACTGTCAACAGAATCCGCACACCGACACTCATTCTTGCGGGTGGCTCGATAAGGTAATTTATGTCGACGTAGAGGAAGCGAGACCGGAATGGTGTCCTATCGTCAAGGAGACTGAGTGATGGGGTGGGAAATCAATAAGAAGTACGAAAACGAGCAACACAACAGCAGTGGCCATACTGTTTAACACCGATCCCTGCTACCATGCGACGAGCTACTCTTTTGGAGGAAACGGGATGAAACCGCCGATCAGTTACTACGGAGGAAAGCAACGCATGGTGAGTAAGATCGTTCCGCTGATCCCTCGCCATACCATCGACCGGCAGAAGGTGGCGACGCATGCAATCCGATGCGAGATGTTGAAATCCATGATTGACGACGGCCTGCTGACCGTTGAGGAAGGGCTCGCGCTGATCAACGGGACGCCCATCAGACCACGACCTTGGTGGGTGCGGGTGTGGCGGTGGGTTAAGCGCCGTTTGCGCTGATTTGCGCCGGTATGCGCCGGGCGTATAGCCCCTTTCCTTGACGCCTTCCCAAAAATAGCCGAAAACAATAGTATAATCGCATGGGAGGCTCGGTATGGTCAAAATACATAAGCAAATTGTCATGATGGAAATCAAGAAGCTGAAACCGTATGAGCGGAATGCTAAGAAGCATCCTGCCTCACAGATCGACCGGTTGGCAATGCACATCGAGGGCGTCGGGTGGGACCAGCCTATCGTCGTGGACGAAGACATGGTCATCCTCAAAGGCCACGGTAGGGCTATGGCGGCGCGCAAGATCGGATTGACCGAGGTTCCCGTCATCGTCGCCGAAGGGCTGTCAGAGGCCCAGAAAAAAGCCGTGCGCCTGGCCGACAACAAACTGGCGGAGTCCGAATGGGACGAGGACTTGCTGAAACTCGACCTCGGGGATTTGGAGCTGGCCGGGTGGGACGTGGGGGAACTGGGGTTTGAGGGGTTTGAGCTGGAGGGAGAAGGCGATGGTGGCACCGAAGGCAACACCGACCCGGACGCCGTGCCAGAGGACGCGCCAGCGGTGGCGAAGAGGGGGCAGATTTGGCAGCTCGGCAAGCATCGGGTGATGTGTGGGGATTCGACCAGTGAGGCGGATGTTGGGCGGTTGATGGGGGGAGAAAATGTTGATTTGTGCTTTACAGATCCCCCTTATGGAATTTCAGTGGTGGGCGGTGGCGGAACGCCTAAGTTCGGAAAGGTGGGCGGTGGCGGAACGCCTAAGTTCGGAAAGGTGGGCGGTGACAAGGTGGTCCCATCTAAAACGTATCGAGTCGTCGAAGGTGATAATGACACCGAAGTTGCAAAAAAAGCGATAGAAATAATCATAAAGTATTCTAAAAACCAGGTCATATGGGGTGGGAATTATTTCACTGACTGTTTAACACCATCTCGTTGCTGGTTCATATGGGACAAGCAGAACACTGGAAACTTTGCCGACGCAGAGTTGGCTTGGACTTCATTCGATAAATCTGTTCGTATTTTTCAATGGACGTGGAATGGAATGAGTCGGCAAGGAAATCGAAAAGATGAAGGAAAAACTAGAGTTCATCCAACTCAAAAACCAGTTGGGCTATTTTGTCTATTGTTTGCCGAACTAGAGTTTAACACCTGTTTTGAGCCTTTTTTGGGATCAGGGTCAACGTTGATAGCGTGTGAAAAATCAGGAAAGCAATGTTTTGGAATCGATATCGAGCCTCACTACATTGATACGGTCATCAAACGCTGGGAGGAATTCACGGGCAACAAAGCCGAACTGATCGAGGATGCATCATGAAAACCGCCCCCAAAAAAGGCGCAGGCCGCAAGCCGAAATCGACCGAAGAGGCCATCGATTCAATCGTCACGCAGGCGCGTGAGGTGGCGAAGTTCGTCAAGCTGGGCATGACCATGACGGACGCCAGTCGGGCCGCAGGCATCAACCCCCGCACGCTTTACTCGTGGTTGGAAAAGGCAAAGCTGGGGAAACCCGGCTATGCGCAGGTTGAGGACATCCTGGAGGTCTCCCGTGCCCAGGGCCAGGCCGTGCTGGCGCAACGCATCGCCAAGGCATCCGAATCCGACTGGAGGGCCGCTGGGTGGATCCTCGAACGCCGCCACCCGGAAACCTGGGGCAAGCAAATGGACGTGAACCTATCGGGCGGGCTGGACGTGAACGTGGGCAAACTCTCCGACGACGAGGTCGACGCCGAGCTGGCGCGGGCCGAGGCGGAGCTGAAGGAGATTGAGGGATGATACGCAGACACCAACTCCCAACGAACCTAGGCCGCCACATGTGGGCGAAGCTCCACGACCCCCGCAACGTCGCCAAGGGCGACAACTGGCGGGGCATGAGCGTTGACGAGTTGTGGCTGCACATCCTTACCGAGGTGGACGAGCTGCGCGTGTCCCTAATGCACGATGGCAAGAACGAGATTCTGGGCGAGATTGCCGACGTGGCGAATTTCCTGGCCATGCTGGCGGATAAGGTGGAGGCGGAGGGGTGATTCCCCAACTCGCCCGCATGCCTCCCAAGCAGCGCCTGCTTCTGCTGAAACGGGAAAAGCTGCGCCGAGCTCGCGAGCGTGCGAGTCGCCCCGACTGGCGGGTGGCCCTGGTCGATTCCCTGTTCCCGAAACAGGCTGCGTTCGTTCTATCGCCAGCCAAGACCAAGATCGGACAATGCACCCGTCGTGCCGGCAAGACCCACGGTAGCGGAGCGATGCTGTTCTTGGCTGCAGACCGGCATCCCGGATCCACGGCCCTATATCTCGCCCTGACGCGCAAATCTGCCAAGCGACTACTCTGGCCTAAGCTCAAGTCGATGGCTCGCGCCTACGGTATTCCTGCGACGTTCAATGAGTCCGACCTCACGGTCTCGCTCCCGAACGGTTCGCAAATCCTGCTCTATGGTGCCGACCAGGAAAACATGGCCGAGCGTCTGCGTGGCGATGCCTACTCAATCGTCGTGGTGGATGAGGGCGCGTCCTTTGGCGAGAACCTCGAATACACCTTGACGGACGTGGTCGAACCGGCGCTTCTCGATTTCCAGGGCACGCTGGCCATGGTGGGAAGCCCCGGTGTCATCCTCGCGGGCCCGTTCTATGACGCGGCCACGGACGCATCCCGAGGCTGGGAGGTCCACAAGTGGTCCGTGCTCGATAACCCACACCTGCCCCATGCGGAGCGGTGGATTGCGGATCTCAAGCGCCGACGTGGCTGGGCAGACGACAACCCAACCTACCTGCGTGAGTATATGAATGTTTGGACTGAGGATCCCGACAGCCTGATCTACCGATTCCGGCCAGGCGTGAACGAGTTCTCCGAGCTGCCCGGCAACGTGAGCAAATGGCACCACGTCCTTGGTGTCGACCTTGGCTTCGATGACCCCGCAGCTTGGGTGGTCATTGCATGGTCCGATGAGTGCCCAGCCGCCTACATCGTTCATGCAGAGAAGCACCAAGGCTGGATACCGGCCCAGTGGGCAGAGCGCACGGCAGAACTGCAGAAGCGCTACAACGTCGACGAAACCTTTGCCGATAGTGGGGCGCTCGGGAAGGCCATCGTCGAGGAGATGCGTACCCGGTATGGGCTGGCAATCGAGGACGCGGTGAAGAGCGACAAGATGGCCAACATTGAGTTGATGAACGGCGATTTTCAGTCTGGGCGACTGTTCGTCCACGAGTCGCTGCAGGAGATAAAGCATCAATACCGCGTGTTGGTGAAGGATCGCAGCGGTAAGCGTGAAGACCCGACGCTACCAAACGATTTGCTTGACGCAGCGCTCTATCCGTGGAGGTCATCGCGCCCGTACTGGTATCGGGAATCCGTCAAAGGCCCAGAACAAGGCTCGCTCGAATGGTACGAACAGCAAGAGAAGCGACAAATAGAACGACTTGAGAGACAATCGGAACAACTGCGCCCATGGTGGGAGCGTGACGAACTGTTTGCATAATCGGAGGGAACCGATGGAGATCGAACGGATTGAAAGCATCCTGAACCTCATGCTTGCCAAGGGCGTTTCGGCGTTCGAGGTGGGCGAGTTGAAGGTCAACTTTCGCGTGGATGCTGGCGTGGAACAGATAAAAAGCAACACCGACAAGCCTGTCGAGACGCTGGGCCGCAGGGCCACGCTGAACGATGAGCTTGGCATCGACGATGAGGATTACTGACAATGCAGCCACAACAGACCAACCAGACGAAGTGGTGGGAGGCCGAAGGTCGGGACGCTGCCATGCGTGCCGTGGCGATGATTTCTCAAATCAACACGGCGCAAATTGGCTTCCATCAGGACAACCTGCGGCATCTTCGGATGTACGAGAATCGTGACTACCTCGCTGCAGCGGTGTCGTCCTACATGGTCAAGACCTACGCGCCCACGCGACGCACTGGTGGCAACAGGACGTCGAACCGCATGGCGCTGAACGTCTCCAAGGCTTGCATCGATACCCTTGTATCGAAGCTGGGCAAAGAAAGGGTCAAGCCAACCTACCTCACCAACGGCGGGCTTATCGAGCGTCGTTCCCGTGTCCAAAAGCTGAATGACTGGCTCTATGGCGAGTTCTACCGAACTGGCATTTACGACTGGAACAAGTCGGTGTTGCGCAACGCTGCCATCTTTGGCAAAGGTGGAATCAAGATTTTCATTCGCACCAAGGACAACGGCAAGCACGAGGTGGCGGCTGAACCCGTGTTTATGCCCGAAATCCTGATTGACCCGTATGACGGCTACTACGGCAATCCGTCGTGCCTGTATCAGCAGAAGTTCGTTACGAAGGACACACTGCGCAACAACAAGTTTTTTGCCAGCGCATCGGCCCAGGCTGCCATTGACCTGTCGATGTCGGTGTCGTCCATCTCGGGCGTGACTGCCCACGACAGTACGGTCGTGTGGGAGGCGTGGCGCAAGAAACAGGACGGGAAGCCCGGCAAGCACATCATCTTTCTCGACAGCGGCATGCTCTGGGAGGAGGACTGGGACGACTGCGAGTTCCCGATGGATTTCCTCGACTACGCGACGCCCCCCATTGGCTTCTTCGGCTTGGGCGTCTGCGAGGAGTTGATTCCCATTCAGGTCGAAATCAACCGGCTTGCCAATCACATCCGCGACAGTCTGATTCTGTGTGCCAACCCCCGAACCTACATCCCAGCGGGGGCAAACATCATGAAGCCCCTGTCGAACCAGATCGGTGGCGAGTGGGTCTATCACGGTGGCCAGCCTCCGACGACGGTGGCACCGCAGGCTGTGAGCCAGGACACGTTTGCGCAATTGGAGAATCTGTACCGGAAGGCTTTCGAGATCGTCGGCCTATCGCAGATGTCTGCCACGGGGCGCAATACCCTTGGTGCATCCGCTTCCGGTGAGGCCATTCGGCAATACGTGGACGTCGAGACCGACCGCTTCGCAGAGCTGCAACAGAACTGGGAGGATTTCCACGTTCGCATGGCCCGCAAGATGCACAAGATGGCCCGCAAGATTGTCGAGATGGACGGCAGCTATCCGGTGACGTGCTACGACCTTGATGGCAAGCGCAACACGGGCGTGTGGGAGATCGACTTCAAGGATATCGACGTTCCCGAGGACAGCTACACCATTCAGTGTTTCCCACAGTCGGCCCTTCCGAAGCTCCCCGGCCCGCGCCTTGCCACGATCAAGGAGTGGAAGGACGAGGGCTACATCGAGAAGGACCAGGCGCGGGAGATGATGGACTTCCCAGACCTGAAGGGCCAAATGCAATACATCCTGGCACCGCGTCGGGTGATTGAGCGGGCGCTCGAAGAAATGGCTTACCAACCGAAGCCCCAGGGAACGACCAAATGGAAGTCGGTTACACCCGAACCAAACATGGATCTGGCCTACGGCATGCAGATGGGATCTGCCATGTACAACTTTCTTCTGCTCGAGCTACCCGAGGACACGGACGAGGAACGGAAGGAAAAGGGAATCCGGCTTGACCTCATTCGGCAGTGGATCAACAAGTGCGACGCTCTGGGCAAGCTGAAGGCACAGACCATGACACCCCCAGCCCCAGGCATGAGTCCAGGCATGGCACAGACATCGCCTATGGGGCCGGACGGGGCACCGGTGGGCATGCCTCAGCAGGCGCTCGGAGCACCAGGAATGACAATGTGACGCACTTGACATTTGACTTTTTTTCACAGTGGAGGTGATGATGAATACAGCAGACCCAGCAAGTCAGTTCGGGGGCGGCACCCCCGGTCAGACACCCGGCCAAAGTGATGGAGGCGGGGCAGGGCTCACACAGGACGGGCAGTCGTTTTGGTCTCAGAACGCCGGATACCTCGAATCGATCCGCCGACGCATTGGCGGTGGGGAACCCCAAGCGGCACCGCAGCAGGCGGCGCCTGGCGGTGACCCGGATTGGGAGGACTTCCAGCGGTGGAAGCAAGCGAAGGCTTCCAAAGACCCTCGTGCCCTTCTCGACGTAGCAGGCTTGCAGCCGCGTGACGTCCTCGATTCGATGATCTTCGGTGGTGGCCAACAACAGGCCCCGGCACCGGATCCGATCGAGAGCGTCAAATCGGAGCTGAACGAACTCCGAAAAGCGATGCAAGAGGACCGCCAGGCGCGGCAATCCGTCGAGGAGAAAATTCGCGAGAGTCAGGCCAAGGGGCGCTTCGTCGAAAACGTGCGATCCATGCAGGATCTCACACTCGTTCAGTCATGGGGCGATGAGGCTTTGGATACCGCTTGGAATGTTTTCCTCCAGGCGAGCGAAGAAGCCAGCAAGGCGGGGCAGCCAATGCCATCCTTGCGTCAAGCCGCCGTGCAAGTCGAGAACTACCTGAGGAAGCAAGCCAGCCGACTTGGGTCAGTGCTAGGGGGCGGGGCAGCCACGTTGGAACTGCTCCAAGATGGAAATCAACCCCCACCACAGCAGGGCATCAGTCACGCGCCCGCTGCCGGAACCGTTACACCTCCGGCACCGAGTCCAACACTGACGAACGTCGGCGGCAACGTCGGGGCTCGCCCTGCTGGTCCAGTCTCCAAGGATGAACTTCGGAGACGTGCGCTCGAAGCCGCAAAGGCTTTCGCCCGCCAGTAGAGCACGATTGAGCCACCGCGTATGTGCTGACAGCGTGACAAGGTGGCTATCATGACATTCAATCTCACACGAGCTTCTGCGATTCTAAAAGAGCGTTATCCTGACGAAGAAGTGAAGCGGATGACCTACACCAATCGTCCATTTTTCGCCATGCTTGAGAAGGATGAAGAGTTCAACGGCGAGCAGATGAAGGTGCCGCAGAAATACGGCAATCCTCAGAACCGTTCGACCAAGTTCTCGCAGGCCAAGGCTGGCATATCCAGCTCCAGCTACGAGGCGTTCATCATCACCCGTGCGAAGAACTACAGCTTCGCCAGCATCGACAACGAGACTTTGCTTGCCACAGAAGGCAACGACGGCGCGTTCCTGCGTGCTGCCGAATCCGAGATGGACGGTGCCTACGACAGCATTGCCAATGACCTGGGCTTCCTGGTCCTCGGCGACGGCACCCACAAGATCGGCACAATCTCTAGCGTGGCCGCTGGAGTCATCACCCTTACCGACGCCAACGACACGGTGAACTTTGAAGTTGGCATGGTCCTTGAGACCAGCTCAACCCTCACTGGCACCGCTGTCAACAGCGGCCAGGGCACCGTGACCGCAGTCGACCGCGACGGCGGAGAAGTCACCTACTCGGGAACAATCGCTGGCATCGCAGCCAACGACTACATTTTCCCTGCAGGCGACAAGGGCAGCGGCATCAAGGGTCTCGGCGCGTGGGTTCCTTACGGATCCGGTCGTGCGACCGCGCTCGCTGCGTCGTTCTTCGGCGTCACCCGTACCACGGACGAGACTCGTCTTGGTGGCTGGTACAAGGACTATTCCACGCTGCCTATTGAGGAAGCCCTTTCCAAAGGGATGGCGCTTCTCGGTCGCGAAGGCGCAATGCCTGACACGATTTTCCTCAACCCGATGGACTGGGATGAGCTGAAGCGCTCCCTCGGTTCCAAGGTGCAGTACGTCAACCGCACCGTGGCCCAGGTTGGATTCTCCGGTATCCAAATCATCGGCTACAACGGTGTGTGTGAGGTCTATGCAGACCGCTGGGTGCCTTACGGCTACGGCACAATCCTGCAGATGAACACCTGGAAGCTGTCTTCGCTTGGAGCTCCGATCCGGACGTTCGACAGCGACGGGCTTCTGTCGCTCCGATCGCAGACCAGCGACGGCATCGACATTCAGCTCTTCTCGTATGCGCAGCTCCGGTGTAACGCCGTCGGCTACAACATGTGGGTGAAGCTCCGCTAACAACTGAGCGGGGTTTCCCCCCGCTCCCATTTTTGGGAGATTTGAGCTATGGCAGCTCCAAAGAATCATCTTACTGGCGCAGCGATTTTCCCGCTGAAAACGCTGTTTGTTGACATCACCGTGGGCGCTACTGGTGCCGTGACTTCTGCAGCCGGTTACGGAGTGACTGCGGTTACCCGCACTTCTACCGGTCTCTACAACATCGTGCTTGACCAGGCATACGTGAAGCTGGTCGAGGTGGCCGTGACCCCAGTTGCGTCGACACTCGACGGTCTGGCTTTCTCGGTGAAGGCCGAGGACGTGGACGACAGCTCTGACCCCGAGGTCGACCTGTTTGTGTTCGACCCTGCGGCAGGAACCGTTGTCGACCCCAACTCTGGCACGATCCTCAAGGTCAAAATCGTGGTGCAGGACACTGTGCTTTAAGGAGGTGACTTATGGGCACCAATCGCTGGGGCCAACAGTTTTCGATTGATTATTATGCCGGGGTGCATCACATCCACGGCAAGGCCACGATCGGCGCGACGGGTGCCCCTACCCTCGTCACTGCGCAAAGCCGTGGCATCACATCCATCACTAGAACAGCGCAGGGCAAATATCGCCTTGTGCTAGACTCTGCCTATCCGTATTTGATGTCAGCCACGATCAACCACATGAGCCCGAACCTGCAGGCGACTGCAATCAAGCTCACTGCTGAGGACGTGGATGGGTCGACCCCATATGTGGATTTTGCGGTGACTGACGCCCTTGCTGGCGTTGCTCGCACAGTTCCGACTGGCGTTACCGAGGTTCAGACATTCACATGTTTGGCCCAGGCGTCGTGTGTCGATGGGGATTACATCTGGTTTTACGACAACGTAGGCGCTCGATGGGCCGTTGCTATCGATCTGACTGGCTCGTCTGCGGCCCCAACTGGTGCGAACTGGGTGGCGACCGCTGCGGCGAACAAGGGACAGGCTGATATCTCCGGCGCGACGACTAATGCCGACGTTGCCGCGATCGTGGTTTCGACTCTCAACGGTCTGACTGGGTTCACCGACAAGTTCACGCTGGTCGATAACACCGACGGAACGATCACGGTAACGTGGGACGACAAGCGTGAGCAGGTAGCTACTGCAGATCCGCAGCAGGACGACGATGCGGCAGCGGGAACCTCCATTGTCTCAGCTTCGGCGACCGATGGCCGCGAAGGTGCCGTTTCCATCGCTGGCGACACGATCCAGGTCTACAATCACAACTGGCCAACAGCCTTTCCTGTGAAGGTCTATGGCTCAAACGGTGTTCCTACCGGTCTGACCGAAGGGACCACCTACTATGTGATTGTGAGCGACTCCAACAACATTCAGCTCGCGACTTCTGCAGCGTTGGCCGCAGCAGGAACCGAAATCAACATCACCGCAGATGCGGTCGCGGATGGGACGCTTGAAATCGTGCCCCAGACGCAGGCAGCAGAAGCGGTCGATCCTGATTCCGGTGACGCTCTGTATTTTGATTTGGTGTTGCGTGCGACTGACGTGAAGTGAGAAGGGGGATTCGATGCTTGGCATGATGGGAACCAATAAAGAGCGCGGGGCCATGATGGGCTCAAACGCGGTACGTGAAATCGTGCAAGATTTGCTTGGAAACATCGTGTCGGTGTCGGACCCGTCTACCGCTTCACCTTCTCTGGTGGAAGCCGGAGGGGCCGTCATGGCGGCTCTGAAGGCCGACGACAAAGAGGCGTTCACGGCTGCTCTGCAGCGGTTCGTGACCATGGTCGATGAGCTTGAGGACGAAGGCGACGACTTCGACCTGGAAATGGGGTGATTCATGGGCATCCTCAGAAACATGGTCGATATCATCGCCGAGGTCCGAGACCTTGCCGACATGGAGAACACGGATTTCGTCACAGACAACGAGATCACGAACTACATCAATGATTCTCGTCGTGAGGCGTGGCAGATTTTGGCCGAGTCCTACGAGGACTGGTACATTTCCAGCCACGACTTTGCGACGGTAGCAGGCACCCGCGACTATGCCCTGCCTGCCGATTTCATTCGGCTGCGAAAGGTGTTCTGGGTGCGTGACAAATCCACCAGCTCAGAGCGCGAGTATCCCCTGCGCCGGGTGACGTGGGATGCTACCGATTCGCGAGGCTGGGCCGGAGACAAACCGGACAGGTTCATGTTGCGCGGGTCGAACCTGAGACTGTTTCCTTTGGTGGAAGCGGTCTACAACTATCGAATCTACTACACGGCTGCACCTGCAGCTTTGACAAGCACCTCCACTTCGGTCGAGTGGGAATATGGACTCGACCGGTTCTGTATTTGGGATGCAGTGGTTCGGTGCCTCATCAAAGAAAAATCCGATGCCACCGATGCGCGTGGCGAGCGTGACCGGCACTGGGCTCTGGCCCTGAAGTCGGCAGACAACCGCGACGCGAGCGAACCGCGACGCACCCAGGAAGTGATGTACCGGGAAGATTCTGAATGGTGGGAAAGGGGGTGGTGAATTGCGACTCCCTGGCATCATTGACAAGACCCTTGAGCTATTGCCGTTCCAGGTACGGCAGTTCATCGAGGCGCTGCAACGAGACAACTTTCTGCGGCGTCGTCTCATTCAAGACATTGCTGTTTCCACAGCAGCCGTTAGCGTTCGCCACGGCCTAGGCTACGTGCCAGAAGGCTACATCGTGGTGCGCAAGAACGCGAACGTCACTGTCTACAACGGAACAATCGACAAGAATCAGATTTCAATCACGGCATCGGGATCGGCTACGATTTCGATCCTAGTTTGGTGAGGGCGGGATGGCACTAGCATATCAAATGGTCCCCATCCAACTGCAGGGGCTTGACCAGAAGACCGACCCGTTTGTGCTCAAGCCGGGTTCTCTCACCGAACTGAAGAACATGTGGATGGACAAGACCGGGACGTTGCGCAAGCGCTACGGGTTCGACGATCTGACTGGTTTGACGTCTGATACCGTAACCGTATCCGAATGGAATAATCAGATCGTTCGGTGGACGACAACGACAGCCCAAATAATCACGTCAACGGACGTCATTGCGACAGACGTAAGACAGCACGCCGGAAGCTATGAGTTTCACGACATAGGGGGCTCTCTTGTTTCTTCAGACGTGTATCATTATGCAGAAGGACCAGACTACGGTATTTTTGTAAAAAGAACGTCTGCAACAACTGTCGAAATACAGTTTGTCGATCTCATTACTCGCGCATGCTTTAACTCGGAGTCGTTCACGTACGACGGAGCCCATGTTGTAGCGACATCGACTGGAGTTGCAGCAGTGCTATGGACCACCGGGTCAGGCGTGGCTGACATGGTTTTATGGCATTGGGTTGGATTCGATAGCGCTGGCAGTCCTGACGTCGACGTTGCTGGAGGCACGATTGTCAGCGGTAGCCTAATCGAGCAAGTGGACGTCGTATGCACTGGCACAAAGGTTTGTGCAGTTTATAGCGATACGACAGATTTGCGGCTGGCTATTGCAACCGTTAGTCCGTTCGCTGTTGATTCCGATTCTGTTGTTGAAGCCGCAGTGACAGCCACCAGAACTGCTATTGGCTTGCAGGATGCTACACAGGGATTTGTCGCTTACACGCAGGAGCGGACAATTGCCGGCCCAGCATATCGAACAGATGTCCGTTATAGGTTTTTCACCATAGCTTCTGGACCAACGGGAACGGCAACCAATCTAGTTACGTATTCGCCAGCAAGCCTTTATTCTCCGTCACGACTAACAGTCGTCTACTCTGCAGTGACGTTAAATTGGAAAGTTTTGTTCGACTGGGATTCGTTGTCTCCGATAACTCCGAGTACCGTCGAAGTTTGGGAACACAATATCGGAACAATTCAGTATCGAGACAGCAACGTTCAGCTCGCATCGAGAGCTTTCTATTATCAGGGATTCTTGTGCGCCTACTTATCAGCAGATCGACCGACGACAGATGAGACGAATGTCAGTCTGGCATTAAGGGCATACCCAGACCCTAGCAACAACCCACCGTGGGGGTTGTGGTCTGACTATCTGTTTCAAGGCAGGACTCGCCCAGCTCCAACAGGTTGGGCAATGCCTGGCATTACGGTGAGTGGGACATCGATAACAGCACTGTTGCCGTATTCTGGAAATCGGTACGAACAAGCAAAAATTGCAGTCCGTTCGGCTGCAGGAAAGCCGCTGTTCGGGTATTGGAATCGGGCTCTATTGCACAATGTAACGCCGAACATAATGACGTTCGATGGGCGGCGCACGTTCCCTGCGGGTTTTCCTACATGGCCTATCATTACTGGAGTGTCAGCATCCGGCACGGGGTCATTTACTGGCACGTATGGATACACGGCGGTTTGGGAACGAATAGACAACCTCGGTAACGTTTGGCGCTCTGCTCCGAGTCTCGTATCGACCGTTGTTGCATCGTCTGACGCCACCTTTAACGTGACCGTAAAGGCTCCGCCATTTTTCGATTCGACGACGGATTCATTCAGTCTCGTGCTATACCGAACTACTGCTAATGGCACGATTTTCTATCGTGTGACGGAATCAGCAGTATCGACGACGACAGTCACGGTGGTTGAGCAGACACCCGATGCCGACATTGCCTCCAACCCCCTGCTCTACACCGATGGCGGTGGCCTGGAGAACGTCATGCCTCCAGCCGTGGAAGCGTGGTGCATCGCCCGCGACCGCGTGTGGATTGTCAGTGCCGAGGACCAGAACATCTACCCGTCGAAGCTGCGCATCTCGGGCGAGGGTCTTGGGTTCAACGACGCCCTGCGCATCACAATCAACGGGTCGGGCGACCTCCGCGCCATTGCCGGAATGGATGAGAAGGTTTTGGTGTTTGGGGAGGAGTCGACATGGGTGATCTACGGCGTGGGCCCGGACGACCTAGGCTCGGGGAACTTCGAGAACCAGCAAATCAGCGATGACCTCGGATGTATCGAACCCCGGTCAATCATGCTGGGCGACTCGGGGCTCTACTTCCAGTCACGCAAGGGGCTCTGGCGATACGGTAGGGATCTATCTAGTCAGCCGGTCGGTATCCCTGTCGACGCCTATCGCACAGAAACGATTGTGGGGGCGATGAGTCCCAGCGACCGACTGGCGTATTGGTGGTTCACCGCATCGGGCACGATTCTCGTGTGGGACGAATATCACCAAATCTGGAGCAGGTTTCTGTCGGACGTGGCCAAGGGCTCTGCGTTGGTCAATCAAAAGCCTGTTTTTCTGACAACGGGTGGTGAGGTATTCCGTGAAAACACATCGAGCTATCAAGACGACTCTGGGAATTATGAGTGCAGCATCACAACGGGCTGGCTCAATTTTGCAGGAGTGCAAGGTTTTCAAAAGGTCCGTCTTGTGTCCATCTTGGGAACATCTCAGACGGCGGACTTCAATCTGGTGGTCACTGCGGCATACGACCACGTCGACACCACCGTATCGACATGGACCGCTTCCAACGCGACCGTCAAACCAGCAGGCACGGCCTACCGATGGGAGTTCAAACCCAAGCGGCAGAAGTGCACGACCATGCGACTTACAATTACGCAGACGTCTGCTGCGGAGGGCGCATCGATAACGGGTCTAGCTGTTGAGGCTGGTCTTATTCCTGGAATTGCACGACGCCTGAAGGGCGCAAAACGAGTGGAGGGCACCTGATGGGGTTCGGTGATTGGGTAAAGGACACGGTCGGAGGCATCGGCACTGCGGTCGGAGGATTGGGTGAATCCATCGATCCTACTTCGAGTCTAGGAGTTGGTGAAAGGTTCGAGAAGGGTGCTCGAGGTCTGTTGGCAGTCAATTCTCTCGGGCAGACTGAGGCTATCCGAGCAGGCATAAAGCAAACGAAAGGATTCACCGACGTCAAGCCCGCAGATTGGTCGAGGATGGCCGACGAAGAGGCCGAGATGGAGGAGAACCGCAACTGGCTCAAAGGTCTTTACGAGTCAGCGGGTCAGAGGCAGGCACCACAGGCCGCAGCTCCCACTGACATCAGTCGGGCCGGGGTTCGGGACGTGAACGCGACCTCTCTGGGTGCAGCCCCACAGGCGACAGCCGCGCAAATCGACCCACGCGCAATGCAGATGACCTACGATGCCGCCCAGGGGCTCGCCCCCAGCGCTGCACAGGCAATGCTCCAGTCGGGTGTTTCCCAGGCCGGACAACTCGGCATGGCGCTCGCCGGTGCTCGCGGTGGATACAACCCAGCGGCGATCCGTGGTGCCCAGCGGGAAATGAGCGCGTCGGTGCAAAACGCAGCTGCGCAGTCTGCTGGGTTGAGAGCTCAGGAAATGGCGCAGGCCAGACAAGAGTTTTCAAGCCTCGCCACGTCCTCGGCCCAGCTCGGACAACAGGCGGAGCTGTTCAACAAGACTCAAGAGGGTCAGTTCAAGCTGGCATATGCCGAGAATGCATTGCGAGCCCAGGCCGCAAATCAGGCGGTTGACCTCGACGTCCTGAAGACCAACGCAGCACGGGGCGACACCTTCGCCCTGGCAAACCTGCAGGCTCAACTCCAACAGTCTGGGATGAACGACGCCATGCAGCTCGCCTACGTGGCGCAGATTACCGGCATCGATACCACGGCGCTCGCGACCGAGATGGCACGAATCAGTGCAGACCAGCAACGGTATATGGCTGACCTCAAGACCAGGCTGGGGCTGGCGTCCGGGGTTACTAAGTCCGTGTCGCAGACTTTTGCAGCCGGGGGGATGTAGCGATGGGCATGCGAACACCGATCAACCTATTCGAGATGGGTGTGCAGCCGACTGCACCCGGTCAGATTCCTGCAGCTCAGGCTGCGCAGGCGGCACAAGCGCCATCCCAAGAACCGCTGCCGGGCGAGACCCCAGCCCAGTATCAGGCCCGGATGGCTCAGGGCGGAGCGATCCCCCAGGGGGCGGTCCAAGTGGACAATCCGCTGGTAGCTGCCGTAACCAACCTGAAGGATGGTGGTGGAGCGGCACCAACTAGTGAAGCACCGGCCCCCGACGAGCGCCCACCGGTTCCACCCCAACCAGAACAGGCGGCGGGCGGAATGGTGATGCCCGGGGGAATGGTCTACACACCTCCGACCACCGAGACGATGACCCAGACGACAATCAAGCCGGGGGATCCTCGAGCACTGGCCATGGTCGGCGAGGTAAACGCAGCCCAGCAACAGTGGACTCAAGCCTATCAGGCGTCCCAACGGGAGATGGAGAAGATCGACCGGGACATGGCGCAGGACGAAATCTTGAAGCAAGCCATGGATGCCAAACAGGGAGAGCTGAAACAGCTTCTAGACAGTCCCGACACATTCAAAGCGACCGTCGACCGTGTCGCTAAACTCCGCGACCAGTTTGACCAGGCCGTGACTCGTTCCGTGCAGCGGGTGGACCCCAACAAGTTCTGGTCCGACCGTGACGTCGGCGACCGGGTGACCGGCGGGATCGCCCTTCTGCTCGGCGGGCTGGCGCAGGGGTTCGGTGGTGGAGGCGGGGAAAACCCAGCGTGGCGAATCATCGACCAAGCCATCACCCGCGACATCGAGGCCCAGAAGTTCAACATTGCGCAGGCCCGAGAAGAGGCTGCTATGTTCGGTGACCAAATCAACACCGAGCTGGCCCTGCAGAATTGGGTGGACAAAAAGAAGGTCGAACGGCTGGCCATGGCTGACGCTCTGATTGTCTCCTCGCTGTCTCAGTACGAGGCGCGGGCCAAGACGGTGGAACAGAAGCGGGCTGCGGCGTCGGCACTGTATGAGGCAAATATAAGAGCAGCAGAAAGCAAAAGAGCGGTTTACGAAATGGCAATGGACCAAATCACCACCACGGTTCAGAGCCAGCAGAAGGCCGGGAAGCTGGGTGCTCCAGAGGGCTATGAATGGACGCCATGGGGATACGCCCCGTCCAAGGAAGGCAGCAAGGTTATTAGTCAGGCTGCAGTGACGCATGACGAGATTGGCGACCTTCTGCGACAGATGGAAAACCACGTCAACACAGTGGGAACGACGGCATGGTCTCGCGATAGCAAGGGCAAGGCTCTAGCGCTGGCCAACAGATTCGTCGGTCTGCAATCGCAAATCATGCAATCAGGTACTCTCGGCGAAAGCGAGTACGCTCGATATATGGAAAACAGCCCAATCACACTCGACTATTTCGATGGACTGAAGGACCGTGAGCAGGCTATCGCGACTTTGCGGGAGATGCGCCGACAAAACACCACGACCGCTATCAATATGGCACGGAGCTACATCCCGCAGCAGTTTATCCGATTCCCAGAGCATGCGGGTGGCCTACGTGAAGCGTGGAAAACAGCAACGGGCAGAGCCGTGCCGTCCGATTACAAACGACAGCAGGGCGGGGGCAAATAATGGCGCACGTCTTCGACTACGGCCAAAACAAATGGGTGGACATGCCCGACGAGCAGGTCACTGAAGCCGTCAAAAGCGGCATGGTGCAGTTCGGACAGGGCCGAAAGATCCAGGTCTTCGATTGGGAGGGAAATCCCACCCTGGTTGACGCCGATGAAGCCAGCCAGGCTTTCCGAAACGGCTACAGCTACGCAGGGCCATCGATGATGTCGCAATACCTGCGACAAGAGGGCGAGCGCCTGCAGCTCGAAGCCCAGGACACTCCGATGGGCATGGTGGCCGCTCCTATCCTGGGTGCGGCCCGGTCTCTTACGTTCGGTGGGTCCGACGCTTTGATTCGCGCCACCTACGGGCAGGAGGGCGTAGACGCGGTTCGGTGGAACGAAAAGGCAAACCCCAACCTGACAATGGCTGGTGAGATCGCGGGGGCCGTGACTCCCATCGGTCTGCCGGGTGCCGTCGCTCGGGTGGGAATCCGGGCTGGAGCTCGAGCTGGAGCGCGGGCAGGACTGGCCACGAGTCGGACGATCCAAGCCGTGGGCGCTCGCATCGGCGCACCTGCTTTGGGTTCCAAGCTGGGTTCCCTGGCGGGCGGAGTCGTCGCCCGGGGCACCGTGCCTGCCGTGGCTGGTGCGATTGAGGGCGGGGCGTTCGGCGTTCAGCAGTCCATCAGTGATTTCGCGTTGGACCGGGCCGAGGCGACAGCCGAGAACGTCATCGCTAACGTGGGTTTGGGTGCCATGTTGGGCGGCGGGATCGGGTTTGGCATGGGAGCGGGTGGCAAGCTTTTGCGCGAGACCGGCAAAGCTGCCATGGACTGGCAGAAGACCACCAAGGCAGTGCCGTTTCGTCAGTTCATCAAGACTACCTACCCAAAGGTCTTCAAGGCGATGCGCGGTCTCAAGGGCGAGGCAGCCGATGCCGTTGATCGAGTATTCGATGACGAGAAGCTGGCTCAGCGGATTTTCAACCTCCAGGACAACCCGGAGGCCACTGTCGACGAGCTGGTCGGCGCAATCGAAAGCCTGCGCGACATGGGCAGGACGATTGAGGCAGGCGTGGGGGAGGTTCGGAAGGGGATTGTTAAATCCCTTGATGGAACTACCTCAGAAATAAAATTTGGCATCCCGAGGGATGTCGTATCAGAGCCGGGATACGTCTATCACGCAACCAATGCTGACGGTATCGACGGGATGATTCGCTCCAGAAAAGTCGACGTTTACAGTCCGAGTCATGGCACGCCTGAACAAGACGTTTGGCCAGACATGACGGATGAGATGCGGTCATATTGGAATCGAGACCCACAGATCGCAAAAGACTTTGTACCGACTGCAGGCGGCAGAGAAGCGATTGTCAGAACGAAAATGACTCCTGATTTCAAAGTTGAAAGAGGAACAGGTGACATTGTTAGAACGACGCCATTATCTACGAAAAACGTGGAGATCCTGACAGACGATGGATGGAAACCGCTGGCGCAAGCGCAGGAAGTAAACTACCCGAAAGGGTCATTAAAGATATCCACTGGAACTTCTAACCTCCGCACTATCCGCAAGCAGTGGCGGGGCGTGGGGGAGGTTCGGAAGAGGGTGATTAAACAACTGGACGATGCGCAAGCTCCACAGTTGTTTCATGGCAGAGCGGACGGTGACGTGCTGACCGATGGCGTCAAACAGTGGTCGCAAGACATCAACGTCGCTGATTCATACGCTGGAAAGACCGGTTCTGTATGGCAGTTGAAGCCAGGAACCAAGTTGGTCGATGCAAATCGAGTCAAAATGCAAGTGCTCGAAGAGATCGAACGATCGCCAGCATATCCGAACTGGATCTACGATGTGGATATGTTTGAAAAAAACCCTTTGAAATATCTAGATCCTATCGACCCAGAGGAAATTGTGACGTCCGCGGGATTTTGGGACAATCCCGAGTTTGTGGACTGGTTTTCTACAGTATTCCCTGATGTATCTGCCATAAAAACCAATAATGGAGCAGTCTCACTAAATCCATCATTAGGGACTAGAATAGATAAAGGAATAATTGAAGGCCAGAGGGTAATTAAGCCAGAAAAAGGGATCGACCTCCGTGCCATCCGCAAGCAGTGGCGGGGCGTGCAGAAAGCTTTCGATCAAGACCCGTTCATTCAGCAAGTGCGACGAAGCCCAAACGTCTATGGCGGCAAAACGCTCACCCTCATTGAGGAAGCATCAAACGAGATCAACCTTGCAATGCGCAAGGCCAAGACTCCCAGCGAGGCTCACGACGCCATCAGGACCGTACTCACAGACATCAATCAGGCTTTCACCCGGTACAAGCAATCGGGAGAAGTGTCGTTCGATGCACTTGCCAAATGGCGCGACAGTGCCAACAAGTTTTCAAGAAACACCAAAATATGGGGAAAAGAGGCGAAACTCTATGGAGATGTGAACGACTCATGGGGGCGGTTCATGGCAGCCCGCAATCAGTTGTTTGGCACGACCAGGGAAAACGTCGGCGTCTTCATGCGCAAGAATCCCGTGACAAAAAAGATTGAGATGGACCCCAAGAAAATCCGCCTGTACCTCGAAAAAGCGGCCCAGCCTGAAACGAGGCAGCTCCACGATGCCATCAAGGTCTATGAGAACGAGGCTGCACGGATGGCTGGGCACATCAAGCGTGGCAACGTGCCAACCAACATGCTCGTGACCCCAGACGAGGCCCTGGAGATGATCGCCAAGTCGAGGGAGGTCGTGGATGACCTCTTTTTCGCAAAGGCCAACAACGTCCTTTTCAACCGGCAACAGAGCTGGACGGGCCGAGCTCTGCAGGCCGGCCAGACCCTCGGTGTCGGTGGCATCCTTCCCGGCGCGATGCTCGGTGGACCCCTCGGGGCGATGGCAGGCGCAGCCTTGGGAACAACTCTGGGCGCGGCACTGTCTGAACCTCGGTTCATGATGCGATACGCCCACGGCGTGGCTTTGAGTCAGACTGAGATGGCCAAGCGGGTCAATGGCGTGGTCAAATCCTTTTTGAACAACAAGCCGGTCATGCAACGCCTGGGGGCTGCGGCCACCCTGGGGGCGAGCTACACGATGGCGCGAGCGGCCCACAGTCTCGGGGTGCAACGGGAACGGGGCGAGGCGGAGGTCGACTACCTCACCCGTGCCGTATGGCAGTATGCCGGAAAGCCGATGGAGATGGAAAACGCGATGCGGCAATCCCTGTATGGGATGCCTGGGGCGCTCCCAGAGGCCTACTACCCAACAGTGAACGCGGCCCAGCGGGCGGTGGATTTCCTGTCTACCAAGGTGCCCCCACCGTCGCAAGACCCGTTCGAGCCCACCACACCCGAGCGGATGAGCATTGGACAAGAGGCCGAGCTGCAGAGCTACACCGAGGCGATTTGGAAGCCCGGCAAGATTCTGGACGAGATGCGCGACGGGACGCTGAAGACCGAGACGATTGACGCAGTGCGTGCGGTATATCCCGAGTTCTACCGGGAAGTGACCGGCAAAGTCCTCGAAGAGCTTGCCAGCCGGAAGCTCAAACTGTCGCAGGCGCAGCAGGTTGACGTGGCACTCCTGCTTGGCAGGCCGCTGACGTACGGGCTACAGAATCTCGACACAATGCAAACAGCGGTGCAGATGGCTCGCAGCCAGGATGGGCAGGATTCTCAACCACGGAAATCAACCGGGCCGAGCAAGACGGCCACACTCGCAATGAGCGGATCCCAGGAACTACAGGCACGTCGGAGGGAAGGATAATGGGGCAGAATTTACGGAAGGTCGGGCCGGTCGTCGTGATGGACGCCTTGAGTGCGGCAACGAATCAATCGGTAGAGGTCGACATCGGAAACTGTACCAGTCTGACACTGCTGTTCTGGTGGGACACGGGATCGTCTCTCGTTGGTGCGTTCGAGGTCGATGTGCTGCGGCGCGAGAAGGCATCGAACGCTGGCGTGGATGAATGGCACCCGATCACCCTGTCGCCAGCGATTGCCGTTTCCGGCACATCCGGGCAGGCCGATGCGGTGCTGACGGGTGACGTGCGCAAGATTCGGGTGCGGTACAATGCCACGTCTGGAACTGGCAACGTTTACGCGGCCTACAATGCCACGACGAGGGGGTGACCGATGACTTCTCGATGGCCAGCAATGAGTGCCAGTCTCGCATCTATCAATGACATTGGCGATGTTTCGATCACGAGTGCGGCGCAGGACGATGCGCTTGAATACAACGGCACCTCGTGGGTTAACCGGGTGCCTGTGCGCAACGCACTGAATGGCGAACCCACGGGGTTTCCCAACATCACAGACACAACACTTGCTGCGTCCGTTTCTGTTGGTGCTGGGGGGTCGGTCACCCTTGCCAAGGTCGGTACAGACTTCGACATCTGGGCCGATGCCACGCGCTACACCAAGAGTGCAGACGAAGTGTTCACAATCCCGGCTACCACCGGCCTATATTTCTGCAAATACGACTCGACGGGTGTTGCATCAGCTTCAACAACTCCGTGGTCAATTTTGACCGACGTTCCCGTAGCGTTCCTGTACTACAACGATACGACCGGTGACTACTTTCTGGGCGAAGAGCGCCACGGCACGGAGATGGATGCCGCTACCCACTACCGTCTGCATTTTGGCGGTGGTGCCGTCTGGTATTCGGGATTCGCTGCGAGCGGCTACGTTCTGGGATCGGATACCCTTGCAGACGTGCAAATTGCCATCGATGCTGGCACGTTCGGAGACGAGGACATTACCCTGACACTGACAGCGAAGGCGGAGGGCGATAACTGGGACAAGTGGTATCGTGAGGGTGCCACGGGCCCATGGCGCAAGACCGCAGCCACAGACACGATCCCTGCGTTCCATGCGTCGAACGTTCCGAAAATCAACCAGGACACAGGCGGCGGAACCTGGGCTCTGGTGAGCGTGACCAACAACTACTATTTTAATGTCTACGTGGTAGCTACCAATAGCTACGAGACTGCGAATCGTTTCGTCCTCATACCCGGTCAATCCGACTATGCAAACTCTGCACTGGCCGAGGCAGAGGAGTTGAGTAGCCTTGACCTGGGTGATTTGCCAAGCCCGGAAATCATCCCAATTTACAAGATCCAGTGCCAATACAAAACTAGCTACACCGGCAATAACGCCCGTATCGAAATCATCGACGTCGAAGACTTGCGCGGCACCAACAACCCTGGCGTTGCTGCAAGCGTGACGACGCATAACAGTCTGGGCGGGCGAGCGGATGCCAACGCGCATCCTTCGCAGGCGATTGCCACGACCGACGTCACCCTCGCGGGCCAGCTCGACAGCACGGTCGAGACGAACCTTGGTCTGGCTCTGGGTCGGTTGGATGACTTCGGCTACGTTCCAGTGTGGGCGACCGGCCTTGTCTATCGCATAGGCAACGTCGTGAAACAGGACCACAAGACCTTCTACTGCCTCACCGCCCATACGGCTGCGGCGTCGTTTGATACCGACAATGCTGCCGGGTACTGGTCGATGATTGGAAACGGCGGTCTAGCCAACAAGGTGCAGACCACAGACGCGACGGTGACGACGATATCGAGCCAGACGGTGCCGTCAAACGTGGCATGCTCCGTGATTGTCCGAGTCTCCGCTTTCGAGCCAGCAACGGGTGACAGCAAGGCGTGGGCGCTTGAATACCACATCAAGAACGTCGGCGGCACATGCACGGCAAACAGGATATCAGAGCGAGCATACGAGGACGCGGGGGCGACAGCATGGGCGGCAGCGTGCGATTTCAGCGGCACGACGTTCCGGGTGCGAGTGACGGGCGAGGCCGCTCACACGATAAACTGGAACGCGACATGCGAGCACAGTTACTTCTGAGTGGGGGTGGTATGAAGTTTGGGAACCATGGCCGAAACCGTTTGCAGCTCGCAGATATCCGAAGGAAGTCGATGCAAAAAGTTATGCGCGGCAATGATAAAGTGAAACCGAATCGATACGAGATTCAGGAAAAGGAACGCAAGGAGAAGGAACGCCAGAAACCAACCAGACGGGAGGGTCGGGAATGAGGATGATTTGGCTTTGGCTTTGTTTGATGCTGGCGCTACCTGCCAGCGCAGGGAGTTATTGGACGCTACCGGATGAACAGCGCGGGGCGAGTGCGTTTACGGGGGCGCAGACATTCAACGCTGGCGCTTCCATCGCCAACGGACAATTTCTCACGCTGACAGGCGCAACAGCGTCGCGAGCTTTGACACTCGATGCGAGTTCCAGGCTGGCGGTTAGTGCTACGACTGCCACACAGCTTGGGTATCTCAGTAGTGCTACTGGAACAACGGGAACTACATCATCAAATCTGGTATTCTCTGCTTCTCCTACGCTCACAGGTAACCCCGTACTCCCAGCCTCCTTCACGGTTGGGGCTAACACATTCGCTCGGTCAGGCGCTCATAACCTGACACTGACCACGAGCGCCACAACCGCCGCCACACTCCCTGCAGGCACAGTGACCCTTGCTCAGTTGGGAGCACAAACCTTCACAGGACTCCAGATATTCAACGCAGGCGCGATTATTGACGACGGCGTAGACGGCAGGATAACCCTAACAAACGCGGAAGCGTCCAACGGGATTTACTCCACCACACCGGGGTTTGTCGCATATAAAGCAATGCAGTTTAGAGCCTCGTCCTACTCTATCAGGCAGGACGGGGCGACCGAGATTGCGAATTTATCCTCCACAGCAATCGACCTCAAAAAGTCAGTCACTTTCTCCGGCGGCTTTGCGACGCAGACAATCGCAGGCACCCCGACGTGGAGTGGGGCGCATACTTTTCAGGACACCCTGACCATATCAAAAACAGGTGCAGAGAGTCTCTTATCTGTCACGGCGCTAACAGGTCAACGCGCCCGCGTTCGACTCATCGCACCTGCTGGTCAGGACGGTATCGTCGCAGCTGCAGCCAATGGTGATTCTAATGCGTGGTATTGGGGGTATGATGCTACCGATTCCCATTGGAAATTGGCATATGACGCCGCGCTAGGTTTTGCGTCGCCTATTATTGATGTCTCCACCTCAGCAATCGACCTCAAAAAGCCGGTGACTTTCGATAGCGCCCTCTGGCTAGAAGGTTTTACATCTTTTACTCCATTCTCGACTTATACGAGCTACATCGGAGGAAAAGAGGGGGGCTTTGTCGCCGATTCCAGCGCTCCTATGAGCACATCAGTAGTAAAGGGACTCTACTACGACGGGACGTGGAGGCGCGGATACGACAACCGGACTGGCGTCATTATGTATACTTCGTCAGTTACGGCTACAACAGGAAAAGTCTGGGGAATAATAAGCGACTCATCCATAAGTCATGCGGTAGGAGATACCGCTAGTGTGACGAATGAAAT